TCTCGGCTAGCTGAACCCCAAGTTTCTGGATTTCCGCCGTTAGCTTCCCAAGTACCTCTATCAAACTGATAGAAACCAAAGTACCTAGGGTTGGTTCCTCGTTCGTAGGAACCACCATTTTCATATCTTCTAATTTGCTCATAAGTGCTAGCTTGGTCTGAACATTTGCCGGACTTAGCACTTGATCGCTGACTCTTTGGAGGCACCACTGTAGTAGTTGTGCTTCTAACGGATTTACTGCGAGATACCCTTTCTTTCTCTGCGTTGAGTCGGAGTTGCTCATAGTACCTGTCAAGATTCATCTCCCTTTGGAAGTTTGCTGGCAATGGTTTTGGGGATGTTATCGTAGGACTCTTTGAGTAGGTCGTAATAATGCTGGTGGGCTTTGATGTGGGCGTCCATTGATAAGTCGAAACCGCTTCCGGGTGCGTGGTGGGAAGCGGGTTTTGCAACAAGAGTGGTAGGATTCCCCCCGTCACCCCAAATAGAAGTATTAAGGTCAGCAGATAACTGTTCCTTGAGTCCGGGGAGGTAAGACTCTTTAAGAATTTGGTCAACCGCACTTAAACTAGATTTCTCCTCGGGAGGTTCCGTAACCCCACATTCACGAACGTGTTCGATGTATGGAGTTAGGAAGTCGATTAGGTGTGGTGCAAGTGTTTCTGCTGCTTTTTCACGAGTAGCATACGACGACTCTGGATAGATATTCGCCATATAGCTTTCGATGGTATCTTCCAGATATGAAATAAGTTCTTCTGTCGTGTAGGCTAGGCGAAACTCTTTGATGAAGAGATGCATAGTTGGGGCGAACGCATCTAACTGTACGATATCATCACCGAGAATTACTGTAGGGAAGATGTTAAGGACAATGTCAACTTTAACACCCATCTTCCCATTGTTGTTCGTCCACCAAATGAGAATTCTCTTCTTCTCAGTCATTTTCTCTCATTTAGAAACTTCTCCAGGGCCATATTTACGATCTGAGATTCGGTCACACCGAAAACTTTACGGTATTTATCGAGCTTCAATTTCAACTCGAAATTGACCTTCCCCCTAACGAGGTAATCTCTCCCTTGTGGCATTGCGTCACTGTATCACACAGTTAACCTTTTGTCAAGGGGTTTATTATTATATTCCCCTAGACTACGTTTTTGGCCTATGGTAGCATAAGTGCAGGTCAGAGGGGGTGTCACGCCTGAGCGCATACCCCTATATAACAGTGTCACTTGAAAGGCGCACAGTGAGTACCGACAAGCTAATAGAAGAAAACCCTATCCGTATTGCTCGTAAGCAACTCAAACTTACACAGGAGAAATTCGCTAGGGCTGTAGGAATTCATGAGAGTGCAGTTTTGCTCAACGAACAAGGCTGTTATCAAGGAATTCTTCCAAACATCCTTGAGTATCTCATGGACCAAGATTATGATGGGCCTCAGTTGCAGAGAGATTACCAGTCCTTCGTGTCCATGTGTAGAAAATACATGCGGAACAGGTTGTTATTGGACCAATTCTCTTTGAGTTCCCCTACTCAAACACATTCGCCAATCAGTCAGGTCTACGCCCATACGAGTTCTAACCGAACGAAACTTGCAAAGCTAATCTGTGTTCAGCCTGCGTTCCTTTACAAGTTGGAACATGGGCAGCTTTCTACTTTGCCAAGTCAGGTAGAGTTGGCTTTGCGAGATTTGGGTGTGTCAGAAATTGTGTTGGCTCAGATGAACGAACAGCAAGACGAATTCGCACAGTGGAAGAAGATACGACGAGCCTATGGCGCTGACTGACGAACAACTGAAAATCGTAACGTACATCGACCAGGTGTTCTGGAATACCGGGAAAATTCCGACAGACGACAAGATCGTTCAAGCACTAAACCTCTCTGACAAACAGGTCAAGGCTGCTTGGAAGGTTGATGCTGTTCGTCAATCCCTCATTGTCCGTGGAGTGAATTTCAATACGGGTGATGAAGAGGTTTTGACTCCAACACAGATCATCTGTGCAAATGTTCTGTTGAACACTCTTGACAAATCTACAGTCCGTCAGAGACTTGAAGCTGTTGGTGTAACAACGACAGCATATCAAGGATGGATGCAGCAACCTGCTTTCAGGACGTACCTGAAAAATAGGGCTGAGCAAGTTTTTGCAAGCACAGAGCCTAACGCTCTGTTGGGGATCACGAAAGCTGTAGAAGCCGGTGACCTGAAAGCAATTCAGTTCTACCTTGAAATGACGGGTAGATACAACCCGAGACTTCAGATCGAAGTCAATGTTGATACGATCATCAATCGGGTTGTGGACGTTGTTTCAAGGTATGTGTCTCCGGAAGTTATGGAGAGAATTGCAATGGACCTAGAAGGAATCACTGAATCTGGGTTCAAGCCAAAAGGATTACCAACTTCTCGTGAAGATGTTATGGCCGCCGTTGAAAACGGCATAATTGAAGTCTCGTACACGGAAAAGAAAACCCCCGATCTAACGTTAGGAATCTGATGCCCGATCTGAATGTTGTTCTACAAGGTACTGGTACTCCTGAAGGTGTTGTTGAGGCCCTTCCAGGTCAGAGGTATTTCGATTACATCGGAAATGATCTGTATCTCAAAGAACAGGGTGATGGAAAGGTAGGTTGGGTAAAAGCTGGTGGAAGTGGTGGTGGGGGTGGTGGAGCAGTAGGTGTTGGGGACTCTATTGTTGTCCGTGGTTATACGGATTCTGTAGAGGATTATGATATCTTGGATGCAATCCAGGCTGGTAATGATTCATTGCATATCGAGGCCGTTGGAACGTCCTTAATCTACGATCCTGCACTAATTATTCCTGCTATTAGTTCTTCTCCGAGACCAACAATCCAGGCAAAGGCTGCTGGGTTGTATAGCACAACCATCAGAATTATGTATAGATTTGGTCCTACATTCACAGGGGACTATCTTGAGGATTATTTTGACGAGGCATGGAAAGACGCTGTGAGTGGTGACGTTCTTCCGTTGGATGAATCTACGGATAACGGGGTAGAAGCTCAGCCGTACTTCCACGTAGTGCATCCAGCTTCTATGGCAGATCAAGATTGGTCTATATCTGTAACGATTCCACCGATGAATCTTCCTGTTGATGCGGCTTGTCGTCCTTATATGAGTAGTGGTAGTGGTCCGTTTTATTTGTGTGCTGTTAAGGTGGTGAAAATTGGCTAGTCTAACTTTGATGGACGAAATGTATAAGGATTTGCTTGCCTTATACCCGAATCCAGTGGGAACAAAGAGTCAGTCAATTCAGGATCTCTTGAAGAGGTTTTATGCCGACCATCCAGAGGCATACCCTCGGGGATCAAACGATTACCTGAATTATATTCGTGGCGCAGGCGCTGTAGGAAAGTCTCATGCTGACGCTGAATATGATTTCTGGAAGAATGATCTTTATGGGGGTGGTGGTACTGTTACGCCCCCGCCGGGAGGGGTTGTTCTAGGACCAACGCTAAAACTTGCGAAAGCAGTTTGGCACGCTGGGGCATGGAATCCGTACCTACAGGAAACATTAAAGGACCTGTCTGGTTCAGGAATTCACATGAAGTTTGGTGCGACTTCAGTACCATGTGTTGTTGATGGGACATGCTGGCACCCCCTTTCTAATACGGAGGGGCCACGTATTTCTAATTCGTATGCTGATTTAAGCATTACCAACGACATAGAGATGATGTGGTACGGACGACTTGAGAGTGTGCTCCCAAGACGCCATGTTCTTATGTCGAAGTTTAATGGTGTTGGAAATACAGGCTACCTCTTCCAAACAAATGCTGCTCAAACAGCTATTGAGCTTGTTATTGGTATTGGTGCGTCTACGGTAACAGCAACCTCAACACCTGTTGATCTTTCGAGTTTTGTTGATTGTGCCCTCAAGGTTACTCGGGTACGCTCAACAGGAACGGTAAGGTTTGAGAAGGCGCCAAAACCAACAGGGCCTTGGACACTAATTAGTGAACAGGTACTGAATGCTGGTACTGCAATCTCAATTAACACACAGTCACTAAGTATTGGTCATCGGACCGATAGTGCTGTAGATGGGTGCCAGGGTAGAACATCTGCATTTTGGCTTAAGTCTGGGGTAACAGTAATTGCGGATACGAGTTTTGTTGGTAGAGGGGATGGTACATCGTTTTTCTATGATGTGGTAGGAAAACGAGTCGAAATCACTCCTGTTCGTAGTGCTGTTGTAAAGGGGTTGTTTGAGTGCTGTGGTGTTCCATTTTTCTATGGTCAGTCTCCACATCAAATAGCTTTTAATGGTGGGTATGATGTAGAACTCGCTGTTCAGTGTGCTGCAACCCAATGGGTTAGCGCCGTGACTCAGACGATGTTCTCTAGGTGGGATATTCCATTACATTGGGTTTGGGCTTTTAAGGTTCAGGCTGACGGTACTCTTCGGTTAGAGTATTCTACAACTGGTGGAGCTTCTCTCTTCGCTACCTCAACAGTACCAGTAACAGCAAATGGTGCTGTTGACAAAACAATGATGTGGTTTAGGGTAGAAAGAGTTGCTTCCACAGGTGTAACAAAGTTTTTCACCGCTCCTGCTTCTCCGACGGAACCTGTTGGTGCTGCGTGGACACAACTTGGTGCTAACGTAGCGACTACCCCTGGAAACATCTATAGTGGTATGTCCAATATCCAGATTGGTGTTCAGGCTGCGAGTACGACTCCGTTTAACGGTTGGATCAAGCGTTGTACCTACCGAAAAGTTATTGGTGGGGCATTACAGTTTGATCTTGACTTCTCTGTTTGGCCTGAAGGGGTTGGACGTGTTTATCCGCATACTGATTTGACAGGTAAGCCCGTCATAATCAATTCTACAGCTAGTCCTGGGGCAGATTCAGGTGATCCAATTTGGTTAAAGTACGATAGTACGCCTGGATCAAATGCGGGTAAGGGTATGTTTTTGCCTGCTGTTAATGGTAATAGCATGTACGTTGCAAATGCAAATGTTCCTGTTATTACTGGAGATATGACAATTGAGGCGGAACTAGCTCCCATCAGTTGGAAATCTGTTGGCACGATAATTGGTAAATGGGGAGTTGCACCTAATACCTCTTATAGACTTGAGGCACAGGCATCTGGAATTCTAAGGTTTGTTCTCACCTTTGATGGTACGGCTGTTCTTAGCTATGTTGCAACGGTCCCTATTTCTGCTGTTGATGGACAACGTCTTTGGGTTCGATTTTACCGTCAATCTTCTACAGGAGTTGCATGGTTCGGTCTTAGTTACGATGGTGTTAATTGGGAACCGATTGGTGCGAGCGTAGCTACTACACCTGGTGTGATCTACAACAGTAATGCCAGTCTAGAAATTGGGTCTAGTGGGAACGGTTTCTCAAGTCTCCTTGCAGCTAGATTTTTCCATGCTAGACTTTGGGATGCGGTTCCTGTATCTGCTTTTACAAATCCCCCACTGGGTAACCTTGTGTTTAATGTGGATTTCTCAACATTTGTTGAGCCACTTTTAACTCCGGTTAATGCAGCTACAGGACAACCTGTTATTGTGACCCGTTCTACAACGGGTAGGAAAACTACTCTCGTTGATAGATCGATGTTCCTGTTTGGTGGTGATGATTACATGGAATCCTTCGATCATCCACTCTTTAATGTACCCGCAGCCGGTTCATTTTCTGTAGCTGTAGCTAGACGTAATCATGGATTTGGTGGTGGATTGATGATTACTAAACGCAACGGTATTGCGGTTGCATTTGAGGCAGGATGGGATTTCTGGACCGATACAACTCCATCGGACAAATTTGAAACCTGTGATGGTACAAATAATATGTCTGCTGCATCTTCAGGTAGTACACCCTCGAAAGGTATGGCACAAACTGCTGTGGCTGTACGTAATACCTCTAACGATACAGTATCTGCTAGTACGGATAAACTAGCATTTACAGTAGCAACAGATAACACTAATCTCAGTCTTAGTAATACAGCTATTGCCCCAAGAATTTCGCGTGGTGGTGGTCCGGGTGGTGCAAACTACGGGCATTTTGAGTTCTTTGGGGCAGCGTTTTGGGAGACACCTTTAAGTCAAGCACAGGCTGATGCTCTGGATGCTGAGTTTGGAACAAACGTATGACTACAATCCTGCTTAGAAAATCAGCCTTTCAGCAACTTACACCAAAACAGGCACGTCTTATTCGGATTGCACCAAATATTGAACTAGCTGATCCTAACGAATTGATCCAACCACCGAATACCCATTGGTATATGTGGGACGATCATCGTTTTAGCTACAGAGACATTGTAGCTCTTGGTGTATTTGCTAGGCTTCGTGCACAGATCGAAAACCAGGTTACGGAAGATGTAAACGTCCGTGAAACACTACGTAACTGGCTTGAGACTCGGTTAGATTTAACAGAGCCTCCTGTAGACGAAGAAAATCCTCTCCAGTGGTTGCTTGACAACAATAATGCACCCCCTGGGATAAGAGCAACCTTTGGGATGCCAGAGAATTGGACTATAGCTTAGTGTCTAAAGCTCAAAAGTCCCAGAAAGAGATGTTTCAGGACCTGGCAGCACAGTTTCGGCGGTCTGCAAGGAAACCGAACATTCATGGGTACTCTCCACACCCAAAACAGCGTAATTTTCACGCCTCGGAAGCTAAAATCCGGGCGCTCTTAGGAGGAAACCGCTCAGGTAAGACTGTAGCAGGTGCCTCAGAAGGAGTTTTTTACGCCCTCGGCCAACATCCGTTCAAGGAAGTACCGAAACCCCCAACACAAGGCCGGATTATCGGATCGGACTTTGTTAACTCGGTCGAAAAAATCCTTCGCCCTGAGTTTGCAAGGTGGATGCCACTTTCAGCGATCAAAGGTGGCTCTTGGGAACACGGTTACGACAAAGAAGCCAGAGTTCTCACGTTAGAGAACGATTCTACGGTCGAGTTCCTCTCAACCGACCAAGAACTTGATAAGCACGCTGGTGCCAGTCGTTCTTGGATTTGGTTTGACGAGGAATTCCCGTATGATTACTTCGTTGAGAACAAGATGCGTCTGCTCGACCAGAACGGTGATATGTGGATGACACTTACACCGTTGGAAGGAATGTCGGGGTGGCTTTTCGATGATATCTATTCTGCATCACTCCTACCGGAGAACCAGGGTATCATCGAGAGTTTTGTCGTTGAGATGGAGGATAATCCGTATTTGGCTCTTGGTGAAGCCTCCGCCCTCCTAGCGGGATTGACAAAAGATGAGATTGAGGCGAGAAAGAAGGGAAAATTCGTTCAGGTTGGGGGACTCATCTACAAGGAATTTGAGCCGGAAGTTAATGTTATTGAGCCGTTTATCCCACCGTCTGAATACCTTCATTTTAATGGCATGGATCACGGTTTTAATAATCCGACTTGTTGGCTCTGGGCTGCGGTAGATAAAGATGGGCGTATGTTCGTATACGACGAACATTACGAGTCAGGAAAGATTGTAAGCTACCACGCCAAGGTTGTCAACGAAAAGAACCTAGCACATTGTGAACAAGCGCGAACGAATATTATGCCTGCTTACAGTGTCGGTGATCCTTCAATTCGTAATGTCGATCCAATTACTGGCACTAGTGTTCTATTGGAATACATCGAGTTCGGTATTCCTATTGTTCTTGGGAATAACGACGTGGCGGCTGGAATTAACCGTGTCTCGCGTTACATTAAAGACCATGAGGGAATTACTAAGCTTTACATAACGCGTAACTGTGTCAATCTAATCTGGGAAATGGGGAGATATCGTTGGGGGACGTGGGCACAGAAGAAAGTGGCAAGAGACAAAAACAAGAAGGAGGAACCGCATAAAAGAAACGACCACGCTTGTGATGCGTTACGCTACATGATAGCGTCACGTCCAGAGGTTGATTCGGGTACGGATGTACCCCCGATGCAATATCCAGCGGGTACCTCTACAGCAGTAAATGCCACAGGTAGAATTGACGAGGGGCTTGTAAACGCTGGCCGCAGACACGAATACGACGCACTCGAATACGACTAGGAGAACACGCAATGGGTTTAGTAATTCAGGTCAACGGCGAAGAAGTTTTTCAGCAGGACGAGGTTGTCCCGATGATTCACGTTCTGACACCGACTGGTGAGTCCTCAACGATTCGCTGCCAAAGTGATTTTGACGGTGACTATGTTGTCAATCTCGCTCTTGATGCTGCACAGGGTGGGGTTTATCTCAGTGACGTTGAGCAGAAGGAACGTGAAGAGTTGGCCGAAACCTTAGAGGGTCAGGAAGTTGCTGGAACCAACCCGAACTACGTTGGTCTTTCTCAGGAACAGATCGACGAAAAGGTGAAGGCTGAGCAAGAGGCAATGGACAACACTCAGAAGGCAAAGGAAGAGTCCGGTGAGGTTCCTTCGGAAACCGAAACCCCAGAAGGAACTTCCTCTGAGGACAAGACCAACGACAAGACCAACCTTGATACTGGGAAGGATGCCAAGAAGAAGTGAGCCAGCAAAGGTTTCGGATCACGAACGCACCTGAAGCGATTCCAGGTTGCTGTTTCATTTGTTCCGCAGCCTCTCGTGAATTCTATGTGGATTTAGATATCCACATGGAATTTCACGGGCGTATGTATTTCTGCAACGAGTGTCTCGCAGAAATGGCTCGTCTGTGCGGCTTTGAGACTCCTGGCAAAGTCGGCGAGATGGTTGCTCACAAAGAACATCTGGAAAAGCAGGTGTTTGACCTGACGGTGGAAAAAGACGCACTAGAAAGAGTTGTGGATGGATACTCCCGGTTACGTGGCGCTAGTAACCCTGTCGCTGCTTCTGTTCCTGTCATGCCTGGGCAGCTTTCTACTGATTCGATTTTTGCTGAATCAGCAGAAGGAAGAGAGGAAAGTGTGGGAGGGGGAGAGGGAGAGACTCCTGAATCGAGCAATGAGCAAGGAGTGGACGACTTACGAACAAGCAAGCCGTCGGAGTTTACCCTTGAACTTTGATGATGACGGTGTAATCCGTACTGACGATGAATCAGAGTTAGCACGGATTCAGGCTGCTTATGGGGAAGCAGGCATGGGGGAAACTCTAACCGAGATGGAAGATTTAGTTGACCTAGGATTTAGGACTGAATGACACTTCTTGAGGAAACAGAACTTCAGGGCAACAACATGAATGCCCTGCTTCAGTCTGCTCGGGATGCTGAAATTATTGCTTACGTGGATGGACTTTTCAACAGAGCAAGGAAAGCTCGTCAGCAGTTTGAGAAGCAATGGTATCTCAATCTAGCCTTCTATTTTGGTCGCCAGTACGCAGTTTGGGCACCAGGAACTGCTACGGGGCTGACTCGGTTATGGGAACCTCCTGCACCCCCTTGGCGAGTTCGGTTAATTACGAACCAGATTCGCCCAATCATTCGTACCGAACTTTCCAAGTGCATTAAAGAACGTCCGCAGGCTTTCGTTGTACCGTCTACTTCTGATGACCAGGATACTGCTGCTGCAAGAGCGGCAGAGAATATCTTTGAGTATCAGAGGTATGTCATGGAAGCCAACAAAGTGATGCGAAGGAGCATTTTCTGGACTCTTCTTTGTGGGTCAAGTTTCATCAAGGATTGGTATGAGCCGGATACTGTAGGCCCGGATGGTGTAGCTGGTACAATTAAGGTTGAGCCTGTTACAGCGTTTCATATCTATATCCCTGACCCACAGGAAGAGGATTTAGAGAATCAGCCCTACATCATTCACTGTCTTGCTAAGAGTCCCGAATACGTTGAGGGGCTTTATGGCAAAAAGGTTGGTGCAGATTCAACCTCAGGTTCTGGTCTTTTAGAACAAAGATTCCTCAACGCTCTGGGGATTGAGTCTGCACCAAAATCGTACGTAACGGTAAAAGAAGCTTGGATCAAGCCCTGTCAGAAGTTTAAGAATGGTGCTGTAGTAACATGGGCAGGAAGCACTATTCTGAATCTTGAAGAGAACGGGTTTGTCTACCAGCATGGTCAGTATCCTTTCACGAAGATTGACCACATTCCTACAGGTCGTTTCTATGGTGATTCCGTCATCAATGATTTGATCCCGTTACAGCGTGAGCTTAATCGTTCGATTTCTCAGATCATCGAAGCTAAAAATCGAATGGCAAAACCTCAGCTAGCTGCACAGAAGGGTTCGATTGATACAAACAAGGTCACTTCTGAGCCTGGCCTAATCATTCTCTACCAGCCTGGATATCAACCTCCTACACCAATTCCGCTTACGAATTTGCCTACATACGTCATGGAGCAGATTCAGTCGATCAAGTTGGATATGCAGGATATTTCAGGTCAGCATGAGATTTCCAAGGGCCAGGTTCCTTCTGGTGTAACTGCGGCTACAGCAATCAGCTATCTTCAAGAATCAGATGATACGAAGTTGGCTCCGACGATTACCTCAATTGAGGAAGCCGTTGAGAGGATCGGACGACATACTCTGTCGCACGTACAACAGTTCTGGGATTTACCTCGCATCGTCAAAGTGGTAGGAGATGATGGTCAGTATGAATCCTTTGAGCTATCTAAAGCCGATATTCGTGGCAACACTGATCTTAGGATCGAAGCTGGTTCAGCTACACCTAGAAGTCGCGCAGCAAAGCAAGCGTTTATTACAGAACTTGGAAAGATGGGCTGGATAACTCCAGACCGTGCTCTGCGATACTTAGATATGGCGGAGACTTCCAAACTGTACGAGGAAATCCAGGTTGATTCTCGCCAAGCTCAGCGAGAAAACCTGAAAATGGCCCAGGGTGCTCCAATTCCGGTCAATGACTGGGATAACCACGAGATTCATATGCTTGAGCATAACAATTACAGGAAGCGCCAAGCGTATGAAAATCTGCCAGATGAACTCAAGGCTATTTTTCAACAGCACGTACAGACGCACAAAAACGTTCTCGCAGCGTCAATGGGTGTCCAAACAGTCCCAGGACAGCAACTTCCAAATCCCGATCAAATGCCCCAGCAACAGCAGCAACCGCCTCCTGGTGGACCCGGAGGAAATCCAGAGAAAGCTGAGGCTAACGTTTAATGCCGTGGAACCCGAACGACGCAATGAAACACACGAAGAAAGCGACGGGTAATAAAGCCTCGGCATGGTCATCTGTAGCCAACTCAGTTCTTGGTAAGACGGGTGATGAAGGAAAAGCAGTTCGCATTGCAAATTCCGCAATTCAACGTCGGATGACGAAAGGTAAGTAAGTGGCCGATCATCAGATTGGAAACCCTCATGGAGTTACCATTGCTGGTATTGGTGGTGTGAACAACAAGACAAACATCACTGGAAATACTGGCACAAACCCGCAGGTTCCGCCGGACTATGATGATCTTGACGGGATCGGTGCTATGCGGGCACGTCTGACAGCGATCAATGCTGTCACTTATTCGGCTGCACAGTTGAATAAGATGACGTACAATGACCTCGTTTACGCAATCCGACTGAACGATTTCAGATCGGGTATCAAGCAGTAATTCTTTTCAACCTGTAGCGACAGCTTCACGTCTACTGAGTAGGGTTAGAGCATAGCCCATCGAGAAAGAGAATAGATGAACGTGGATGGTCCCCAGGGCCTTCTGACGACAATTGAAAACGAGTGGTTAGAGAATAGCTGGAACTTAGATTCTCTCCACTCCTTCCAAATGTCGTTCACAGAAGGTACAGGTACAGAAACCGAAGTCACCGGAGCAGAGGGAACAGAACAAGAAGTTGACCAGGGACCGGCAGATGTTTCCGGTTACAGTGAATTTGTTCAGGGCCTTCTCAAAGACACTCCAGATGAACACCGCACGATTCTGGAGCCGTACATCAAGAAGTGGGATGCGGGAGTATCACGAAGGTTCAGTGAGTTACAGGGCCAACTCAAGCCGTATAAAGAGTTTGGTGAGTTGGAACAGGTCGAACAGGCGATGCAGTTTTATCGCATGTTGGAAGATGACAACGAAGCCCGTAAGATTTACGAGTCCCTGAATGAATACTTCAACCCACAGAAACCAGGCGGTACAACTCCAGGAGCCAATGGACAAGTTCCGTTGGGTGATCCTGGTGAGGAACAAGAATTCCAGGAACTCCCTCCTGCGATTATGCAGCAGCTTCAGCGGCAGGAACAAATCCTTCAGGCACTAGCGCAGAACTATCTTTCTCAGCAGCAGGAATCACAGCAGGCTGAGGAAGATCGTTTACTAGAGCAAACACTGAGTCAGCTAAAGGCTGAGTTTGGTGAATTCGACGAGGACTATGTTCTTGCCAAGATGTATAATGGTGCTGATCCCGCCGATGCAGTAAAGGCATATCAGGCCATGATGCAACAGCAGTTAGCTGCGTATCAGCAGAAACAGCGTACTCCCCCGACCTTAGGTGGTGGAGGAACTGTTCCCCAGGAGTCACAGAATCTCGCGAATGTTCCCAGCAAAGACTTAAAGAATTTCGTGGCTGGTTTGTTAGAACAGTCAAACAACGGGACCTAACCGAGTGTGACAAGGAGATTCAATGCCGTCAACAATGACGACAGTCGATGCGATTCTCAAAGAGGTTTACGGGCCTCGCATCGAGTCCCAGCTACAGAACGAAACTGTAGCTCTCAAGCGAATCGAGCGTACTTCCGACGGAGTTACCGAAACCGTTGGTGGAAAGTACGTCGATTTCCCTATCCGTGTTTCTCGTAACACGGGTATTGGCTATCGAAACGAGAACGAGCAGCTTATGGCTGCCGGTCAGCAGGGTTATGCGGAAGTTCACGTTCCGCTTCGTTACGGTTACGGTCGTGTTCGCATGACCGGACAGGTGATGAACCTTGCAGACAAGAACTACCAGGCTTTCGCATCCGCAATGGATGACGAAATGGAAGGCATCAAGGACGACTTGGCGAAGGATTCCAACCGAGTTGTTTACGGTGATGCTACTGGCCTTCTGTCGGCAATTACGGCTGACGGTGTAAACACAGTTACGGTTGCAAATCCGCAGTACCTCGAAATCGGAATGGCAGTTGATATTCTGACGAGAGCTACGGGTGCGGTGGTTGCTTCCAACCGACTCATTACAGCAATTTCTGCTGCCGGTGTTGTTACGTATTCCGGTGCTGATGTTGCTGCAACGGCGGCGGAAGGTCTTTACCGGACTGGTAACTATGGTCGTGAGCCTTCGGGTTTCGGTGCGATCATCCATGATACGGCTGGACTTCATGGTCTTACTCCGGCTGCACAACCGAAGTGGGCTTCGATTGTCCGTCCGAATCCGGCTGCTGCTGGAACGCCTCGGGCACTTTCCGAAGGTCTGATGATCGAAACCTGCGACTTGGTTCGGGTCAACGGTGGAAAGACCAGCCTCATTCTTGGTTCTCTTGGTGTTCGTCGTGCGTACTTCAACCTGCTTACTCAGCAGCGTCGTTACGCAGACACCAAGGAATTCGCTGGTGGTTTCAACGGTCTTGCTTTCCATTACGGAAAAGAAGTTCCGATGGTGGAAGATGTTGATGCCCCTCCGAACAAGATGCGGTTCATCGACGAGTCGAAGTTCAAGGTGTACCGTAACAAGGAATGGCATTGGGCGGATGACGATGGTTCCGTTCTTAAGTGGGTTCACGATTACGACGCTTGGGAAGGCATCATGCGTCAATACTGGGAAATCGGGACGGCTTCCCGTAATGCCCAGGCTTCACTTGACGACATTACCGAGGGTTAAACCTCAGTAAAACTGTCAGTAGGGGGTACTCTTTCGGGAGTACCCCTCGCTGACTGTTTTAAGGAGAGAAAATGGCGTTGTCAGATACTCAGATTGAGGTCTTGAAGCGGCTAAGTGAAGCCGGTTTGGATTCAAAGCAGATCAAAGACCTGGATCGTAGTGTGAACAAGTCTGGTTTTGCATCTGGTGGTAAGGGTGGACCTGAAATCACCAAGGTCAAGAAAGCTGCACCGAAGGATGACAAAACTGGTTTTGGAGAGAAGAACTTCCTCTTGCCCCAAGCTCTTTGGAAGCAGCATCAGAATCAAGAACGGCCCAAGTCTCGTAGACCTGCCGCTATCAAAAATGTTCAGCAGGAAGCTATCAAGCGTAGGCTGGCAAAGAGTGGTGGAAAAGTCAGTCCTCGTCAGGCACACATCAATAAACTACAGGGGAAGTAATGCCTAGTGAGTTAACTCGGGAACAACTTCGACAGATGAAGTTGGTCAACTTGGGTGACGTGTATGTAGAGCGTGATGCTCTTGACATTGCACGTAAGATCAACGAGTACGATCCGAACCTCCGAATTCAGTACCTAGAGTCAGAGGCAAGAATCGGAGAGCCTCCGTTTCGACTGGTGGAAAATTGTAAGGACGGAGTGGATCGAATTGTGTTTACGTTCTGGGAACTCGATAACCGAGTTCTGGACCGTATCTACAAGGCCGACACGCACAAACAGAATATCCTGACAAACCTTGATACCGCCAACATCGTTGCTTCTCTCAACGAGCAGGCGCGTTATAAGGAAAAGATCGAAGAGACTCAGGATATTGTGGCGCATATCGTTGCCTCCCCCAAGTCAAAATACAAGGTAGGAAACACCACGTACTACGACGATCGGCCCGCTGAGGTTAAGGATACCGACTAGTGGCAAGTCTCACAGCAATTCTTGGCCTACGCAAACCTGCTGGAACTGATATCGTCAATGTTGTTACAGATATTAGTGACAACATGCAGAAGATTGATGATGCTTTTGCAGGAGTTCTCCCTCTTGGAATTATGCTTCCGTACACGCTTGATGTTGCACCTACTGATCCAAAGTGGGTAATCGCAGATGGAGCTTTAGTTCCTACCGCTACTTATCCTGACTACTTTGCAAAGGTTGGGCACAAGTATAACAATAACGTTGATCCCGGTGGTGGACAGTTTAAGCTTCCGAGTGCTGTAGATAAAATGCTTGTTGGCGCAGGGGTTATTGCTGCCACAATTACAGCACCAGTTGGAAGTCACCCACACAACAAAACTGGCGGTGTCTCTGCCGGAGATGCTAACCATGGTCACGGAAATACTGGTGGTGAAGGTGCTCCAGATCACTTGCATGGTTTAGGCGGTTCTACATTTGGTGCTCAACAAGTTCACATCCATGTAGATACTGCTTTTGGTGGTGGTCAATACTCTGGTGCTCCAGACCAGGATCATGGTCACGGATTACCTGGAACTACTGGTGCCTCAGATAGAGGGTTAGGTCACGTCCATAGTTCTGGTCCATCCGGTGCAAACCATGGTCACGGAGATACTCTCGGTATTCAGGCAAATTCTGTAGGAAATGCCTTAGGGCTTTTATTCATTGTGAAGGTGAAACCATGAACCTTCCTGAGCTTGTTACAAGAGTAACCACGATCTTTGGGGACGAGAGTGAAGTTGTCGTTATGGTTGATGATATTGTTCGTTGGGCTAATGACGGTCAACTTGCTCTTGCTCGTCGTACAGAAGCCCTAGAATCAATCCAGCCGATTGACGTTGTAGCGGGTGACGCACAATACCCTGTAGCCCCGGACTTTCTGTTGGAAACGAGAGTTACTTGGAATGGGTACGGACTCACACGAAAGACAAAGGCAGAACTCAATCGAGATTACCCGAACCGAGATGTGGAGACTGGTACAGGGAGTGTTCTACACTACTATATTAGTGGTCGTAGTATCAATCTGTATCCGATTCCTTCTCAATCGGAAGCGGGTGTAGGAAATCTCAAGTTAGAATATGTACGCAGACCTTCTGCGTTAATGCTTGGCGTCCAGGAAATTTTCGATCTTCCTGACGAGATGCACGAAGATTTGGTTGAATACTGTCTGATGCGAGCGAAAGAACTTGACGACGATCTTACTGCTGCTGGTTACTACCAGAAGTCTTACGAAGCGAAGTCTGGTATAAGCGCAGCCGATTCTCAGTATCCGTATGCCGAATCTTACCCAAGTGTAAGAGAGGTATAGTGGCTGACTCACGAAAATTTGTTTACGATCAAGTTCTTGACTTCAAGACGTTTCATGGCCTAAATATCGCTGAGCCACCGGGTAAAATCAAGGATAATCAGCTAACTACTGCTGTTAATTACCTAATAGGTCGTGATGGTGGGCTTGTTAAACGTGGTGGATACGTTGAGCGATACAGCGGTGGCGGTGTTCTTGGAGCTAATGCAGTTAACATTCTCGGTAGGTTTGAGACTGATACTGTAGAACAGCTTATTGTTAGGGCAGGGAATGATGTTTACTACTCTGCGGATATGGGTCTTACCTTTACTGTAATGCCTGGTGGCCCCTGGGGTAATGTAGAGTTCGGTGTTCAGTACGTAAACAAGTTCTACATGGTTCGGTCAGATGCTACAGTTATAGAGTGGAATGGCGTTGCAGCTACAGCAATTGCTGGCTCCCCATTCGGAACTCACTGTAGGGTTTTTAAGGATAGGCTCTTTGTCCTCAACACAAAAGGCATTGGTACGCTTTCTTCTCGTCTGTATTTTTCTCTTCCTGGTGATTTTAGTGCTGCTGGGTGGGTGAGCACTAATTTTATTGATGTAAATCCAGGTGATGGTGACAGGCTTACATCGCAGCACAACACACAGGAAATCCTGCTGTTATTTAAGAGTTCGTCATCTTGGGCATTATACGCAGGCGGGGAACCTTCTACATGGGTACTACGTAACCTGTCGCCAGAAATTGGTTGTACGTCTAAATATACAACCCACGACTTCGAGAATTACGTCTACTTTCTTAGTACAGAGGGGGTATACCGAACTACAGGCACATCTTTGGTGAGTATTTCTGGAGATATTGAGCCTGCATTCCTGGATCAACAGACTGTCCCAGCTTTTCTGAACAAGAGTACCGGGGTTGTTTATGAGGATATGTATATTCTCGCTCTAGAGTTTTACCCAAGCGCACCAACTTGGGGTAGCTGGGAAGTGTTTGTTTGGAATCAATTGGGTACGTATACATGGGATACTGTTGGTGCTCAATACAAGTACTATGTGTATCATTTCGCATCTGGTACTTGGACAGAGTGGATTCCAGCACCAGGGACAGATTTTACTGCTGGTCCAATGCTCGATGTAGATTGTTCTGCGGATCACCGAGGGCTTTACATTGGTACAAGAACTCCTACAGGAAAGATTTTCAGGATCGGAACTCCTGTCTACCAGGATCAAGGTCAAAACTACCCCTGTGTAGCAAAGACCAAAGAGTTTGACTTCGACCAGCTTAGTTTCATGAAGAAAAGTAAGTGGTTAGCTATAGAGTCAACTGGTGCAGGAACAATGGTTGTAGATATTCTTCCTGAGAAGGGTACTGTAACTCAGCGAACGATCACAACCAAAGTAGATAGGCAAATGGATAAAGTTTCAGGTCCTGGATACTTCCGTACCCTCCAAATCAGAAGCACGTTCGTTAGCACAGGTCCTCATATCCTTTACGGGTATGCAATTCGGTTCCGTGGAAAAGCTCTCCAACCTCCGAATACGGTGGCACCGTGAACGAGAACGATGTAATTCCTACGAGGGAAGAAATTCAGTCGGTAATTAACGAGGCTCTTACAAAAGACTACGTTTATAGTTACCTGGCTGATTTCCCTGTAGACGTACAAGAGAAAATCAAGGACGACTTGATTTCATACCCCGGCTGGGAAGATTTGGTCGATGCGGATTAACCTGCTCCCATTTCCAGCCGAACCAGAGTTTCAGAACGACTACATCGACTACAACTTCAAGCGTATTACCGACGCTCTTGCACAACAGGAAAACACTGCAACGTATGTTGACGTTGCACCGGGTCCAGATATAACATCCGTAACAGGTACTCGGGTGTTATCTACAGGGTTGCGTGTCGTTACCCATGTAGTAGCAAGTCTCAGATCGGTTCCTGTCGCTGGTGGTTGTATCGTTCGGGCAATACCTACAGGTACTAAACCAGGAGACATTACATTGTTTGTCTATAGCAATGCTTTTGCTCTCTCAGTAATCCCTGTAGACGTCGAGTGGATCGCTACGGGAGCGTATTAATGGACCTGCAAAAAAGACTCATGGGGATGAAAGACCCGAGGGGATTAGAAGGAATCTTCTCCCGAGGAAAGAATGTTTACAACAGCGCAAGTTCTTCGGCTCAAAGTGGTGGTGGGCAACAGTATGGTCGTCCTCCTACCAAAGACCCTCGACGTGATGCAATTGCACGTCGGATGAAGAAGATCGGAGGGGGACGTGCCTTCATTGGCTGAAAGACTCCAACAGTATCTTGGTGGTCTAAAAATGAACCCTCAACAGGGATCAGAACAAGACTACGATCCTAACTTTGAGGCTGGTGTTTCACAGGGTACCCGAGATATCACTAACTATGCGAACCAACTTGACCTGTCGAACCGACAGAATCGGGTTGGTTACGAACAGCAAATGAGTGATCTTGGTCGCCAACGGGGACAGCAAGTTGAGGGTTTGACAAACCGTATGGCGGGTCAAGGACTTCTTCACTCCGGTATCAATATCGGAGAACAGGGAAAGATTGGCGAGAACTATCAGCGTGCCGCAGGTGAAGCTGCGACAGGATTAGCGAACGCCGAACAAGAGAACGAGATGGGTTTTACAAACTCGCTCAACTCTTTCCGTGATAGTCTCGGGCAACTCCAGGGTCGTCATGCACAGTATGTTACTGAGCGTCAATCCGAGCGAGCGAAAAAAGACGCTGAGAGACAAGCTACTGAGACTCGGATTAGAGAAGAAGCAGAGAGACTCAAGCAGATCCAGGGTCAAATTCCTCCGATGAATGCTTCTGGACAGTTCATTGAGATTGATTCCCCTGAGGCATTTACCAGCGGAATTGACTGGGATGCTGTCCAACGTGCCTTTAACACACCTAAGTAAGAGGTCATAATGGCAATTCTCAAGACAGCTCTTTCTACGGCAAAGAAAGCTCTCGGTCTTAAAGCTCCCCCAGCACCACCGAAAACCCTCAGTAACCTCGGACTAAACCCGAAGAATACTGTCAACCGAGTTGATAAGAACCCGCTTCTTGATGTTGGTGGTGGAGATTGGGGTACACCTGCACCACAAAAAGCTTTGCCTGCAAACTTCGGTGCGTTTGTTGCCGGATTACAGGGTGGAAGTGGTGGAGGCGGCGGTGGTGGAGGCGGAGGTTTTAGTGCTAGCTCAATGAGTGCTAGCGGTGGAGGCGGAATTCCACAACCGACTTTCAGTGGTGGTTATCAATCACCTGCTGCAAGACAGTACGGGTTAACCCCTGAACAAGAAGCTATGATTCAGGGTGATATTGAATACAAGCCCCGTGAATCTGCCTTAGCTGCTGCTCTTGCTGCTGCAAAAGCTACAACCAAACAGGGGGTTGAGACTCAACAGGGATACGGTACAAAGCAGGGGGAGAATCTAAAGAACATCTATGACCAGCTAACTGCGGCTCTCCAGCAGAGCGCAAATGCTACAGGTGGTATCTTTGATTCGGCAAAGCGAGGGACTCAAGACGTTTTTGAGCAGCTTCTATCTCGTCAGCAGAATACAAAACAAGGTCTTGACGAAAGTATGCGAGCGAATGCTGAAAAGCTCGGGTTAACTGCCGCCCTAGATGATCCTCAGAAGAGGCTCCAAAATACACTTGCTGAGCTACAGGGATTCTCTACTGCCCAGAACCAAAACGTTCAGGGTGCATTAGCTGCTCAGGGTGCAAATGAACAGGCATTTGCTCAGCGTGGTGTTGGACAAGCACAGAACATCGGTGCCCAGTCCCAAAAGGATTTGGCAACCCAGGTTGCAGATGCTGTAGCCAAACTTCAGTTGCAGGGTCAAGGTGCGGAACTTGATTACGGTCGGCAGCAATCTGACCTGGGGATGCAGAAGCAGAGTGCTGTTCGTAAGTTGACGCACGACATTCAACAGGCTCGTACTGCTACTGAACGGCAAGATGCCGAAGATGCTTTCGCTCGTTACATGCAGGAACAGAGCATGGAAATGCAGCGTGCAAGGCTCGGATTTGATGTAGATAAAGCCAACCAGGGTTACCAATTGGATATGCAGAAATTCCAGTTGGACCAAGCAAAGGCTAATACAACTGATCCGATGGAGCGTGCGAAGCTACAGGCTCAGATCGACAACCTGAATTCGTCAACCCAGAAGAATCTCTCTGGAGCTGGTGGAGCAGGTGCAAATACGAACACCGCACTAGAACGGTTCCTTAATTCACCACAGGCTGGTTACTGGGATTCTACTGCTGGACCGAATGTTCGTAATGCTGTGAATCAGATCATTACGAACTCTTCCAATGAGGCTATCAATGCTTCTTCTGGTGGAGGAATTGGTCCTTCTGTAGACCCGTATACTCTTGCACAAGGGTATATCGGTAACTATCCTTCCTTAAATCCACAAGCTCTTAGGTCTGCTCTGCAACTCTACTACGGGAAGAAGTAGTGGCTGAGAAGAAGGATGTAAGCAAGCCAGACAGGAAAAAGACAACCACTCGAAATGTCAGTGTCCCTAATAGGGGTGGTGGAAAATCTAATCCTGACAAGGCTGATACCAAGAGACTTCAAGCCCAGGTAACTCGGCAAAGAGGTCGGGTAGAAGGCCGTGGTGGAAAGCCTGAGAAGGCAGATAAACCTACTCTTATCGACAAAATTTTTGGTACACTGTCTGTAGGTGGTGCGCTGACTTCTGGCTTTGCTCATGCTTCTCTTATGCAGAACAAGAAAGACCAGGGGAGTGCAAACAAGGGGGCTGGTTCTAGCCAACAGTTAAAGAACACGATTGCAGGACTTGGTGGCGCCGTTTCTAATGTGGCTGCCGCAACTCATGGTCGTGACTACAAAACATATTCCGATGTGTTGGAAGATGCGGGTGTCAAGAATAAACTTGTTCGTGGTATTGGTGGTTTTGTTGGTGACGTCGCTCTTGATCCCACAACTTATCTTAGTGCTGGACTTACTAAAGCTCCCAAGGCTGCAAAGATAGCTTCCGAAGGAGCCAAAGCCTACACTGTAGCAAGACGTAGTGAAGAGGCTGCTAAGATCGGGAAAACTGCTGCGGACGTAGCCAAGACAACCATTCTGAAAGACATTCTTCTCGGAGACAAAGCTGCTAATCCACTAGAAGCACTTTCCAAGGGTGCTAAGGGAGCTAAGTCTGCAAAGCAGGTTGCTGAGGAAGCTATGCACTCCTTTGCGTTGAAGGAGGCTGATAAAGCGAAAGAAGCTTTCAAGGCTGGTAACAAGGGTCGCATCGGTCTTAACATCATGGGCAAGGAAGTTGTTGGGAGTGAGAAACTCTACAAGGGTGGTGCTAAACTTGGAGAGGTAATTGGAAAGGCTCCAGGTGTTGGAGAAGTTCGTAATCACTTCCAGACTTCTCGTATGTTCCCAGGTGAAACAAATACGATCCGTCGAATGGCGGAGAGTTTTGGTGTGTCTGTCCATGAGGATGCAGCGAAACTCTACGACAAGACTTTTGCCGATCTGACAAAAGCTGATCGTATTCGGTTACAGTATGCCCTTGACGAAGGAACTGATCTTGCAGGGGAGTTAGGTACAAAGGGGGCTAATCTCGGAGAGGCACAGGAAAAGATGCGGACTCTTTATAAGGAGTTCGGTAACAACTCTGAATACAACCTTGGAACAATTCCCAAGGGTGGGCAGCTTGATGATTACGCCTATCATTACTACAAGAACTGGAAGAATCCGAACGTCAAGAAATTCAAGGAAGCTCGCAGGGCAGGTGAGAAAAAGACACTTCGTGAAGCGAAGGAAGCTGGACTCAATCCTGTAGAAGATTCGGTTGAAGCTCTGAAACTGTACGATGCAAAGTTCAATCGTGCAAGGGCTGGACGTGAGTTTGAGAAGGGCCTTATTGGTGAGTTCGGTGTCAAGTTTCCAAAGGGCAGGACTCCTGGAAAGGGGCTTGGTTTAGCTCAGCCAAAGGGTTTGGCTACAGATGAGAATGTGTGGTTCCCTGAGGAAATTGTCAAGTCCATCGAATACTACAAGAAGCTGGAGCATAACCCCTACGCAGCAAACAAGATGCTTCGTTTCTTTGACAAGTCCCTTAGTGAAGTTAAGTTCCTACAGACTGTAGCCAATCCAGGTCACCACGTTCGTAATATGGCTGGTGATATGGTGCTGAACTATGAGGATGGTGTAGTCAATCCTCTTCGTTACAAGCAGGCTATGAGTGTTTTGTTCAAACGAGACAATCTCAAAGGTACTGTTCGCATCGGGGATCGACAGTTAACCTACAGACAAATTTGGGATGACTACAAGCGGGCAGGGGGTAAGTCAGGTTTCTATCCTACTGAATTGTCGGGTGACGCAAGCAAAGTCAAGGGTGCAATTGGAGCCGTAAAGTCAGGGGTTCGGGGTTTCTCCGAGAAGCGTGAAGATGTTACCCGTCTAGCTCACTTCATTGATGCCTATAAGAAAGAGGGTGCTCACGCAAAGAGTATCCCTGAACTAATTAAGGCGTCTGAAAGAGCAGGTGCTCGGGTTCGTAAGTTCAACATTGACTATGGTGATCTGACTCCCTTTGAACAAAACACGATGCGACGTGTAGTTCCGTACTATACGTGGCTCCGAAAGAATGTTCCACTACAGCTTGAAATGGCAGCAATGCGTCCAGGTCGTTTAGCTGTAGCACCGAAGGGTCAGCGTGCAATTGAAACTTTGCTAGGGACAGATAAGAACGAGACAGGCCAAATCATTCCGAAGTGGATTCGGGAAATGGCAGGAGTTAGCCTTCGTGGTGAAGGTGAAGGTAAGAACGCTATCTACTGGACTCCACCAAACCCAATGACCGATCCGATCGGGAACGTATCTGGAACTGCACCTGAGAACGTAGCACAACTACTGTCGCAAACCAGTCCATTCATTCGGATGCCGTTTGAGTATGCTACAGGAAAGACGTTGTTCAGTGGTGCCCCGATCAAGGACAACAGTAAGTTCGCTACAGATATTATTCCTCAGATTCGGACAGGTAGGAAACTGAAGGAAGATATTGAAGGTAAGTCAGGTAAGGACCCAGCAATTACGTTCTTGAACTGGCTTATTGGTGCGAGTATGCAAGAGGTTGGGGAAACACAGAAGCAATCTGAACTACGTCGTCAACAGGATTCATTGCAGAACTTCATTCGGAAGAGCAATGAAAAGAGGAAGAGTGGAAAGTAAAGAAGCCCTCGCTCAAAGACGGTTACGGTCGAAACAGATGGTGCAGCAGGCATTATCGGGCCTTATGGCTATTCCTGACACCCCTGTGGCTCGCTCTGCGCCCCTATCTGCACCTGGCGTCGGTGTGCGTCCATCCCCCTCCGGTACGCAGGCTCTAGGGTCACCAGGGAACGCCACTGAAGCGGTATTTAATACTGCCTTACAGAAACTTATCGCTGCTAGTGGTGGAAAGATCAAAGTAACCTCCGGTAAGAGAAGTACGGCACAACAGGCTGCTCTCTATAAACAGAAGCCTCATTTAGCTGCGAAACCTGGACACTCAAAACATGAGAGAGGTACAGCGGCTGACTTGGCTTATGCAGATGACGCAGCAAGACAATGGGCACATGCAAATGCTGCTCAGTTCGGTCTTAAATTCCCGATGCTAACTAGAGCGCCAGGTAAAAAGTTTGAGCCTTGGCATGTGGAGTTGTAAATGCTCAGCAAAGAAGTTCAGTGTCTCCAGCAATACATGCGGGACTCAGGAGTCTCTCATAGAGTAACGTGTACCGTTACAAACAACGCTGGCAGCCGACATAGTTCTCAAGGGACTAACGGAAAAGGGTTGGCAATTGACATTGCTGGGCCGAAACCAAGTTGGGATAGCAATGAACTGGCCGACGTGTTCTTTGCATTCTACCCTGTAGAACGTAGGCTACATGAACTGATCTATGCAGGACCACAAGTTGTCTACAACATTAAGAACGAACACCAAGTTCCGAAGTATGCTGTAGCAGATCACCATGACCACATTCATGTAGCTGTAGATAAAGGCGTGTTTGTTGTCTATCCGAAGCAGGAGGCTATCGGAGTGCTTAACCAGCCAGCAGTTACAATTGAAAACACGCCAAGTGATCTAGGGTATACAATCTTTGCCGAAGATGGTGGTGTATTCACTTACGGTGATGCACGTTTCTTCGGATCAGGTGCAGCGGATCAGGACGGCCCAGATATTATCCCCGGAGATAGAGTTGTAGGTGCTCATTGCACAAGCACAGGGGATGGTTATCGACTACTAACGGAGGACGGCTTTGTTTACTGTTACGGAGATGCTAGCTACCAAGGTGGACCAAATGACTGACGAATCTGGTCAGATCAACGCTATTTGGGTTCTCGCAATGGTTGCAATCGCGATCATCGTGTTTCTAATTATGTGGGTGCTGTTAATCAAGTAGACTAGACTAACAAATTTCAGTCTCATTTGACACAGTATCTCATTCGTAGTTGACTATCCCGCAACTCCAGACAAAGGGGTAGGGCGTGGACCAGTCACCACATTGGTATACCCGTGGTTTGTGTTTAGAACAACCGAGCGTAATAGTGAACGCAGAACAAGGCAGACAAGTGCAGAGAGCGAAAAAACTCTGCAATGCCTGCCCTGTTAAGAAGGACTGTTTATGGGAAGCTGTGAAGTTGAATTCGTTCGGTTGGTTTGGTGGAACAACCTATGACGACAGGGTTATGATGGGTGCTCTTATGAGTGCCACATCATTGTCATGGGATGGGCTTTTGAGCACTCCATCCCCGACAGTTCCACAAACGACTCGTACAGACTACCTTCTCCGCATTTAGAACATCGCCACACCTGTAGTACCCCTCTCAGTTTTCTGTCCTCAGAAACTTGCATTGACTTTAGCAAGTTGAGGCCGGGCGCGGCATAACCGAGAGAAGTGAGTAGCTCAATGTCCTGAATCGTCTGCTTAGGTTTGGGCAATCTGTAGTCCCCCAGGTTGGATCAACTTACGCTTCACCAAGTAATACACCCCATGCGCTAATGCGTCTCGGTGGTGTATATTTTTTTGTCCTTTTTTATACACCATTTTTGCCCAACCATACCCTACAGGCTTAATGGCTGCTTGTTGCATAACAACCTCAGCACCGATTAGACGTGCTCTCGCTTTGATTGCACCAATTGCTTCGAGTGTAACCGGCGAACTCCAGTTATGGTCGAACCCGCCCGCAGATTTGGGCCTGACGAAGTAGGACTCGACAACAAAGACCGCAGACGCCGATATTCCGTCAAGCATCGGTCCAAGATCATCAAGCTGAACAGTCCCAAAGCTATGTAACCGACTATCTTCAAAGTAACACCACCCTGTAGATTTTCCTGGGTCCCAGCTATACATTGTGAACATCATAACTCTTTCGTAGACTGTCGCTCCAAAGAATTACAGGGTCACCATCTGAATCAAAACGGATATGACCCCCACGTTCGATGTAAAGACGTGCCGCACGTTCCTTTCCATGGATAATAACTAACGCTTCAGCTAGTGCTACCTCTTCCATAGCAATAGCTACAGCAGTTAGGGAATCTAACGCACTCAGTTCATTTTGTAGTTGGTTTAACTTGATCGGTCGGATTATATCAACCATGCGGCCACAATCTCTTTTCTTCCGTTGGGAACTCTAGGACGAACTTATCTCCTGTCCATTCAAGACAGTCCTTGATCTGCTTTTTACATACATCAGCATTGTCTACAGGAATCTCTGCCCAAACAGAGTCGTGGACCTGGTTGACAATAAAGAACTCCCTGTCAGGAATCTCATGGATATTCCGAATCCCTTGATGGATGATCCGAAATGCTCCGCCCTGAATCAGAGAGTTAAAGCCTTTGTGTGCTTCTGTAGGAAAGCGGAAACGACGCCTCCGACCATCCCACATCTTGATGTATTTGCGAGTCCGAGCAACTTGCTCAGTATACTTCACGACCTGCTGTAGCTTCGGGTAGTTATCCCAGAAGCTATCAATCAAATCTTTCGCTTCGTCGTAGGTGATGACTTTACGGCCTAACTTCCAGAAGGTTTCGACCAATCCATTCGGACCGCTGCCATAAGATATAGCGAAATTAACATGCTTAGCAACACTGTTTCGATCAACTCCCATTCGGTTAGCCGTAAGAGTATGGAAGTCAACACCAGACCTGTAGCCTTCAATAATAGCTTCCTCTTCGGCGTAAACTCCTGCCAAGCGATACTCAATCTGTGAGTAGTCGAATTCCCAGAGTTCGTATCCTGGTCGGGCACGGAAAACCTTCTTTACGGGAGCCGAGTCTAAAGATTCTCTCGGTATTTGTTGGAGGTTTGGAAGCTCGCATGAGAGGCGTGAGGTACGGGTGCCATGCTGCTTGAAGTTGGCGTGAAGTCGCCCCTGAGTGTCTGCGATGGGTGGGAACTTGTCATACCACGTAGAAATCGCCTTCACTAACCCCCTATACTCTAACACTTCGGACACTACAGGGTCAGAATACCTTGACAGGTTAGGCTCGTCCATGATAGGAATGCTCTTGATAGTCTTGCCGTTGGCGAGAGTGATGGGAGCATGGAGTGTCCGCTTCGACAGACCTACAGGTAAAAGTCCAAGACCTACTGGTGGAACTTCGTACAACCTATGCGCCAGTTGGCTCGGCTTCATCGGATCAAATCCGAGAGAAGCTTGAAGTTCTACTAGACGAGCTTGAGCATCTCGGGAAAGCTGACAACACATTTCAATGTCGATCAGAATCCCGTTCCGCTCAATCTCTCCTAGGCATCGCAAGAATTTTTCTTCGGCGGGATAGAGTTCAAGCTGATCCTCCTGCTCCATTCGCAGCTTGAAAATCTTGTAGAGGTTCCAAGTCATTAGTGCGTCTTTACAGGCGTACACGTCCATAACTTGTGGGGGAACCTTCTCCCATCCACCAAGGTTCTTCGTGATTTCACGGAGAGCCTTTTTTTCTTTCGCTGCATCGGTTCCGAAGTGGAGTTGGTAGAGACTCTCTAGCTTGTGGCTAAAGACATTCTCGTCACACATATGAGACATAATCATCGTGTCCCATATCATGTGTTTTACTTCGATACCTTCACGATGAAGGATTTCCAGGTA